AGCAAGACTATAACCGCTGAGAAGATACTGAGCCTACAGGAGAGATACGCCGGTAATGGCGATATCACTGACGGACATCAGCAGGGAGAAGGTGAGAATAAGGAAGAGGTAAGAAGTAAGAAGGAAGAGGGAAGGACCCAGACATCATCCATCGAACATCAGCCATCATCCATCATTCCTGCCCGTCCGAAACATATCGACCAGTATGTACACCTGTTGCCCCAGAAGACGCAGGAGCATGCCGCCCTGGTTCAGGGTCTGTACCGTGAGCTGGAGGACGCTCGCCAGAAAATGCAGTTGCTGATGGACGACAAGAGGGCGAGTGCTGCCGACCGTGAGGCATGGGCGAAGAAGGCTACGAAGTGTGACAATACACTGCGTAAGATATTCGACGAGCTGGATTCCGAATGGGAAAAGCTGGTGAAGTCGGGTAGGGTTGTCGTTGATGACCTCGGGAATGCGAGGGTGATGGATGATGGAAGAGGGAAGATGGATGATGGAAGAGGGAAGATGGATGATGTAAGAGGGAAGATGGATGATGTAAGAGGGAAGATGGATGATGGAAGAGGGAAGATGGAAGACGATTCAGCCATCAGCCATCAGCCATCAGCCATCACCAGCGAACAGAAGGCCCGCCGTCGTGAGTTGCGCAAATGGCTGACGGACACCCGTAGGGGTAACGGTGCCGGACGTGACGAGCGCGTGAAGCAGTGGAAGGTGAACTTTAAGGAGTACCTGACACTGGAGGGTGACAAGGCTTTCGAGGATGAGAAGATCCTGGAGGCTGCCAAGCACTATGAGATTGACTTGAAAGATTTGAAATAACAGACCGCCGTTGGCGACTTGAATTTGATTTTTCCATTCAGGAAACCGCCAAGCCGAATCGGGGTTAAGCCAATGGCACCGTAGGGAACTGGTGGTTTTTTAAACGAACACGAAAACGAAATAGACTATGACTTTCGAGAGTATTGTAAGGAAATGGTGCAAGCTGTACAGGCCGATACTGGACAGTCCTGAGAGCCGCAAGTTCTTCTTCACCGATTCGAGGGAGAACATGATTGAGATGGTGAAGAAATGGACACCTTCCATGTCACCGTGCGTAGTGATGGAAGGCGTGGCCGAAGGCAGCGGAACTATCGAGCGCCCATCAATGAACTACCCGATATACTTCTTTGTGAGAGCGAAGAACCAGAAGGACGGAGACTCTACATGGCTCGCCGTAAAGGAGGCGCTGAAGCACAAGGACAACTTCCTGGCATGGCTGAGGAAAAAGCGCGAGGGCGAGGAGGGTGAAGGGACGCGCGACGGCGACTTTTCACGTATCAACCTGGATGGTGCCATTCAAGACATCACCACCGTGGGTCCGCTGGGGGACGGCTGGTATGCCGTGCTGTTGCAGATAGAGCGCGAGGAACCGCTGAACCTGTGTGTTGACGAGGACCTTTATATAAGTGAAGAGTGAAAAGTGAAAAGTGAAAAGTGAAGAGTGATGGGGAAAGGTAAGGACACGGGCAACGAGATACATTGTACCGACATCAAGGCGCTGAAGGATAATGCGACGAAGGCTGCCGAGGAGTTCGCCAGTCGCTACCTGTCGATGCCGAAGTTCACGATGGACTGTGAGGTGATGGACCAGCGACAGCTGCGCGACGCGATGGGACTCAGAGCCACCATCGAGGCTGGCGACCCGTGGCCTGCTGCCGAACAGGTACTCTTGAAGGCCGGTTTCCGCTGGCAAATGCTGGGCGGTATGCGTGTGATGTTCCTGAAGGAGCGTGAGGACTACGTGCCAGACGACGGATGGAACGACGGAGAAGAGATAGAAAGTGATGAATATTGAACGTTAAGCGATAAGTTATGGCAAAGATTGAACCATTGAGCAAGTTCATTCTCTCATGGGAGGGTGGCTACGTGAACAACCCCAACGACAAGGGTGGAGCGACGAACAAGGGAGTGACCATCGCTACATGGCGCCGGCAGGGCTACGACAAGAACCATGACGGCGTGATAGATGTGAACGACCTGCGTATTATTGATGTTGCGGACGCAAGGAAAATCATGAAGGAGAACTATTGGGACCGCTGGAAGGCCGACCAGATAGGCTCGCAGGCTCTTGCCAACCTCCTTGTAGACTGGCTGTGGTCGAGTGGCGTGTGGGGTATCAAGATTCCGCAGGACATGCTGGGCTGCAAGGCCGACGGTGTGGTAGGTCCCAAGACGCTGCGTGCGCTGGGAAGCCAGGACCCTGTGAAGTTCTTCAACCGACTGAAGGAGCGCCGTGAGCAGTATCTGCTTGACCTCGTGAAGTCGAGACCTACACAGAAGACCTTCCTGAAGGGATGGCTCCGCCGTCTGAACGCCATACAGTACAATGCCTTGGTATGTAACGGCGGGACGGTGGTGACGTGGTGATTACGAATTAGAACTATGGCACAACCAAGCACCATACCACAACAGCTGATGACGGCGGCACTGCTCCACTTCGAGAGTGGTGTGCCTATCGCGGACTGCAACTGCCTGCCGGTACTCCGTGAGCGGCTGGCACGGGTAAGCCATGTTTACTGGATATGGAAGAAGAATCCTTTTTTGGAGACGTTCCCTATGTTCAAACAACTCTTGCATGGTAAGTGTGCCGACCGTCACAGCGAGTGGCATGCGGCACAGAAGGACCAGGCACTCTTCGACTTCGTGGTGCAGCACGTGGCACCGACGGACCGTAAGGTGATGGAGGCGCGTGTGCGTGCCTCTGCCAACCACCTGATGAAGATGGGCATGGAGACAGACAATGCCTTTGCCATTGCAGACGGTGCGAAGATTGCCATGCGCCTCGATAGATTAGATGAACCAGAAAGTGAGAAAGCAGATATGTCAAAGGTGATGTTCCTGCCGCCTGTGGTGACTACACAGGTAACGGATGTAGATCCTAACAAGACTCCAGTTACAGACGAACAGGCTCAGGCTATCATCAATAAATATAATGCACACCAGGACAGCAAGCGTCTGGCCATTGAGGAGCGCGTGAACACAATGATGGCCAAGCGCGACGCAGAAACGATGGATACCGAGATTACAGAAGAAATTGAAAATACAGATGAGTAGATTAGGAGCCAACCCAAACCTCTCAAGCGATCAGTTTGAAAGCAAGATGCTTCCAAACGTTGACGAGCCAAAAATGGAACAGGGCGGATACATTGACCTGCAGGGTGACGGACGACATAAAATCTACCTGCACCGTGCGCAGTTGGAGATATACAACTGGCAGGCCCGCACGACGTTCATCTGTGCTGCTCGTGGTTTCGGAAAGACATCGCTCTTAGGCGTGTGGGAAGGCAAGTGTTTCCTTGGCCTGCCCCGTCAGATGGGCGGATTCGTCGGTGCATCAGCCAAGCAAATATACACCCGCACTATGCCAAACGTACTGAAAGTACTCAATGCACTGGGTTTCGAGGAAGGTGTGTTCTACTTTCGTGGCCAGGCTCCGGCAAAGCTCCGATGGCCTATGCCGTTGGCAAAGCCGAGGGTGTGGGAGAATGTAATACACTTCGCTACAGGCTATTGTGAAATCATGCTGTCGATGGCAGTACGAGGTTCCGGTAATGGCCTGAACCTCGCCACGCTGAAGGGTGACGAGACAAAATACCTTCCATGGAAGCGTGTAAAGGAAGAACTGATGCCTACGCTGCGCGGCGATTTCATGCCGGCATCTGCACGTAAGGTAGAGCGGAAAGAGTGGGGTTACGGCACGGGTGACTACAACCCGTTCTGGCTCTCTCAGTTCTGGATTTCCGACCGTGGCATGACCAACGCCCAGTGCGAATGGGAAGAGGACGGAGCTGCGCTGCAGGAGGAGAGCCACAGCGTAAACCAGCGCATCATAGAGATGCTTAGCGACCTTCGCTACCTCGAAAAAACGAATCCGCAGTTAGCCGTACAGCTGGCACAGAGTCCGGACTTCCTGAAAGCCCTCCATAAAGAGCGCATCCGCAGCAACGCTTTCTTTGAGTATTCCAGTGCGGAGAACTGCGCGTTACTCGGCGAGGACTTCCTGCGGCTACAGAAGCGCTCGTTGACCGACCTACAGTACAGACTGACTATCCTATGTCAGCCACGCGGACAGGCCGCCGATGGATTCTATTGCAACTTCTCGGACATCAACACCTACCAGAGTGACGACTGTGAGGATGTTGTCAACAGCCGTTATACAAAAGTGGTCAACAACAAGCGGT